GTGTACCTTGTTAAAGGTGCACCAATTCAAAGTGGTGGTGCTTTACAAGTAATAGATGGTGGGGCTAAATACGTAGTAAAAAGTGGAGACGTTTTAAAAGTCGTTTCTAATACTGCTAGTTCACTTGATGTTATTGTAAGTACAGTAGATGATATTTCAACATAAGGAAATTAAATGGCTTATATAGGAAACAACATAGATAGTAGTAAAGTCAGATTTGCTGAAATGAAGGCTACTTCTTTAGACAAATCAGCAGTACAAACAATTTATTTGAGTGGTGGTGAAGCTGGGGTTAATAATTCACCAGTAGATGCTTTTGGGATTTCTTTAGAACAAGTAATAACGGATTGTGAAAATCCAGGTTTCGATATTATTGATATGGGAACAATTGTTGCGGCAGTTGGAATAGTTGATTTTGGTTATATTTAAAAATTAAAAACAAAGGTAGTTAAACAACTTATTATTATAAATAATACAAGTTAGTTTGTTAAAAAAGGGAGAGAGCAACAATGCCAACAATTTTACAATTAAGAAGAGGTACTACTGCTGAAAACGATGCCTATACAGGTTCAGTCGGTGAATTAACAGTAGATACTACATTAAATAAACTTCGTTTACACGATGGATCTACTGCAGGTGGTGACACTATTGGAGATGGATCAGGAAATATTCAAATCGGTGTAACAGGAAATAACGAAATAGATACATCATCAGGAAATCTTACTATAGATTCAGCTGGTGGTACAGTTACAGTTGATGATAACTTAACAGTATCAGGTAACTTAACAGTATCAGGAACAACTACTACTGTAAACTCAACTACTATTGATGTACAAAATGCTTTAGTATTTGAAGGTAGTACAAGTGACGATAACGAATTAACTTTAACAGCAGGTGACCCTACTGCTGATAGAACAATTACTCTTCCAGACGCTACTGACACATTAGTTGGTAAAGCAACAACAGATACTTTAACAAACAAAACTTTAACAAGTGCTGTATTAAATACAAGTGTTTCAGGTACTGCTATATTAGATGAAGACAATATGGCATCTGACTCTGCTACACAACTTGCAACTCAACAATCTATTAAGGCATATGTTGACTCACAAGTTACAGCTCAAGATTTAGATGTTGCTGGTGATACTGGTACAGCTGCTATTGATTTAGATAGTGAAACATTTACAGTTGCTGGTGGAACTGGTATTAGTACTTCAGGTGCTACAAACACATTAACAATAAATTTAGATGACACAGCTGTTTCTGCTGGTGCTTATGGTTCTTCAACTGCAATTCCAACATTTACAGTTGACGCTCAAGGACGATTAACTGCTGCTGGTACAGCTGCCATATCTTCAAATATGTCAATTGCTGGTGATAGTGGTACAGACACAATCACAGTTGGTACAGATACTTTCACAATTGCTGGTGGTGCTGGATTAACATCAACTGCTACAACAGATACAATTACTTTAAACATTGATAGTACTGTTGCAACATTAACTGGTTCTCAAACACTTACAAACAAAACAATCAATAGTGCTTCAAACACAATTACAATTACTGAATCTAATATATCAGATTTAGGTTCTTATATTACAGCTAGTTCTACTGAAACATTAACTAATAAAACTATTGATAGTGCTTCAAACACTTTAACATTAGATTTATCTGAAGGTACTTTAACTGGTACAACAGCACAATTTAATAGTGCATTAAGTGATGGTTCATTTGCTACATTGGCTGGTACTGAAACATTAACTAATAAAACTTTAACTAGTCCAACAATCACAGGTACAGGTGCTATCGCTGGTACATTTACTGGTGATGTTACAGGTAATGCCGATACGGCAACTGCATTAGAAACTGCTAGAACAATTGCTGGTCAATCGTTTGATGGTAGCGCTAATATAACAATTGCTTCAACAGATTTATCAAACACAAGTGATGTTGTATTATTAACATCAACTCAAACGTTAACAAACAAAACTTTAACCAGTCCTACAATCACAGGTACAGGTGCAATCGCAGGAACATTTACTGGTAATATTACTGGTGACGTTACAGGTAATGCTGACACAGCAACTACACTTGCAACTGCTAGATCAATTGCTGGTCAATCATTTGATGGTAGTGCTAATATTACAATTGCTGCTACAGATTTATCCGACACAGATCAAAGTTTATCTACTACAGATAATGTAACGTTTAATGATTTAACCGTTTCTGGTAATTTAACAGTAAGTGGTACTACAACATCAGTAAATACAGAAACTATAAATCTTGCTGATAACACTATTACTTTAAATAGTAATGAAGCAGGCACACCATCACAAGACGGTGGTATAGAGATTGAACGAGGAACATCTACAAATAAAACTTTAGTTTGGAACGAAACAGATGATAAATGGACTGTTGGTTCAGAAACATTTGTAGCAGGAACATTTGAAGGTGCCTTAACAGGTAATGTTACAGGTAACGTAACAGGTGATGTTACAGGTAATGCCGATACGGCAACTGCATTAGAAACTGCTAGAACAATTGCTGGTCAATCGTTTGATGGTTCAGCAAATATAACTATCGCTTCAACAGATTTATCTAATACGTCAAATATAACTTTAAATGACGCAACACAAACCTTAACTAATAAAACATTAACGTCACCTACAATTACAGGTACGGGTACGATTGCTGGTACATTCACAGGTAATATTACTGGAGATGTAACAGGTAACGCTGACACAGCAACAACATTAGCAACGGCTAGAACAATCGCTGGTCAGTCATTTGATGGTAGTGCAGACATAACTATTGCTTCAACTGATTTATCAGATACAGCTGATATTGCGTTACTGACTGCTACACAGACTTTGACAAACAAAACAATTGCTGCTGGATCAAACACGATTTCAGGCCTTACATCTTCACACTTTGCTAGTGCTGTTACATTAGTAATTAATGATTCAACTGGATCTGCTGTTAAGACAATTGTTGGTTCTGCAAGTTAATAATCAATTAATCTAAACCGATTTTTAGACACACCATAATTGCGTCTTTGCAACGCCTAATAATCGTATAAATAGTATAAAAGGATTAGTATGGCCAACCCAGCAACAAGAGAAGAATTAAAACAGTACGCTTTAAGAACATTAGGCAAGCCTGTCATTGAGATAAATGTAGATGACGATCAGGCTGAAGATAGAATAGATGAAGCGTTACAATATTTTGCTCAATATCATTATGATGGCGTTGAAAGAACATACCTTAAATATCAAGTAACTCAAGCAGACGTAGATAGAATTAAATCACCTACAGGTGATACTGCGTCAAGTGTTACTAAAAATTCAGTTACTACTGCATGGACTGAACAAAATAATTTCATAGTAGTACCAGAAGCTGTATTAGCAGTTACAAGAATATTCCCTCTATCAAATAGAGGTAATCAAAATATGTTTGATGTACGATATCAAATGAGATTAAATGATCTATATGATTTTTCATCTACTTCAATTATTCATTATGAAATGGTAATGAAACATTTAGATTTTTTAGACCACATATTAGTAGGTGAAAAACCTATTAGATTTAATCAATACAATAACAAATTATTTGTAGATATGGATTGGAAAACAGATATATCAGTAGGTGAGTATCTTGTTATTGAATGTTTTAGAAAATTAGACCCTACGGTTATGACAGACGTTTATAACGACATATACTTAAAAAGATATGTTACTGCATTACTTAAAAGACAATGGGGTGCGAATCTATCAAAATTTAATGGTGTTACTATGATTGGTGGTGTAACACTAAATGGTCAACAAATATTTTCAGAAGCTTTAGAAGATATAAGAAAATTAGAAGAAGAAATAAGAGGCACATACGAAACGCCTGTAACGTATATGATAGGATAAAACCATGCCAGTTAATCATTATTTTCAAGGTGGCAATGGTATAGGAAATGACTCTGAAAAAAGATTACACGAAGATTTAATCATAGAAGGTCTAAAAATTTACGGCCACGATTGTTACTATTTACCAAGAACACTTGTTAACCACGATTTAGTTTTAGGAGAAGATGTCCTATCTAAATTTGATCAATCATATATGTTAGAAATGTATATTGAAACAACTGAAGGATTTGCAGGTGAACAAGAATTAGTATCTAAATTTGGTTTAGAAATTAGAGAAGATACAACATTTATGATTTCTAAACGTAGATGGCAAAATCAAGTTGATAGTACAGCTACATTAATCAAAACAGGAAGACCAAACGAAGGTGATTTAGTTTATGTACCTTTAATGAACAGTTTTTTTGAAATACAGTTTGTTGAAGACCAAGAGCCATTTTTTCAATTAGGCAATTTGCCAGTTTATAAATTAAAAACAACTAGATTTGAATATAGTTCAGAAAAATTAAACACTGGTGTGCCAGAAATTGACGTTGCTGAAGATAGATTATCTATAGACCAATTACAACATCAATTAACATTAGAAGATGGTGGTGGTATCATGTTAGAGGATTCTGATACTACATTAAACACTATAAACTTCTTATTGACAGAAACACACGAAGATAAAAATCTTGCAACACAAACTAGAGATTATGCTGATAACGCCACGTACAATGCTGACGCTGGGTTTGATACTGCTAGTACAGGTGATGACATATTAGACTTTACAGAAAGAAACCCTTTCGGAGAGGTTGATGAAACATAATGTTTGGAAAACAATTTTACCACGAATCATTAAGAAAAATTGTTGTATCATTTGGTACAATATTCAATAACATTATCATTGTAAGAAAAGATGGTGATGGTGGTACAATACAAAGATTAAAAGTACCTCTTGCATATTCGCCTAAAGAAAAGTTTTTAACAAGATTAGAACAACAACCTAATTTAGATCAAAGAGAAATGGCAATGTCATTACCTCGTATGGGTTTTGAAATTGCTGGTTTGTCTTATGACTCATCTCGTAAGTTACAAAGAGTTGGTAAGTTTAAAAATGTAAATACTTCAGACGCAACTAAACAATATTATCAATACAATCCTGTACCTTACAATTTGTCATTTAACTTATATTCATTTACAGCAACTGCTGAAGATGGTCTATGTATTATAGAACAAATACTACCATACTTTCAACCAGACTATACAGTTACAGTAAATGCAATACCAAGTATGGGTATAAAAAGAGATGTACCGATAACACTAAATAGTGTTGATTATCAGGATACATATGATGGTTCATTTACACAAAGAAGAGCTGTAAACTATACATTAAACTTTACAGCAAAAACTTATCTATATGGCCCTATATATTCTAGTAAAGTTATTAAAACTGCTCAAACAGATTTATATAACGACACAGGCACTAGTGCAGAAAAAGAAGAAAGAATTGTTGTAGTTCCTAATCCGACTACTGCTGACGCTGATGATGATTTTGGATTTACAACAACTATAACAAATTATTAATTATGACTATAGACGAAAAAATAAACGAAGCTCTTGGTATCTCTAACGAGAAAATACTAACTAAAGCTGTTGTCAAAAAAGAATATACACCTCCTGTACCTAGGTTAGAAGATAAAAATAAAGAAGATGTGGACAATGATTACAAGTATAGTAGAGAAAACTATTACAATCTTATAGAACGAGGCCAAGACGCAATTCAAGGCATACTTGATATTGCAAACGAAAGTCAACACCCTAGAGCATACGAAGTTGCAGGTAACTTAATTAAACAAGTTGCTGACACAGTTGATAAGTTACAAGACTTGCAAGGTAAATTAAAAAATCTAAAAGACGTTCCAAATAAAACATCTACAAATATTAAACAAGCATTATTTGTTGGTTCTTCAGCAGAGTTACATAAAATGTTAAAGAATAAAAATAAAGATATTGAAAGTGAAGAAGACAAAGATTTTAAAAAGGTAAATCCTAATGACTGAAGCATATCTAGGTAACCCTAACCTATATAAAGCAAATCTACAACAAAGTTACACCGAAGATCAAGTAAGAGAGATTGCAAAGTGCATGGATGATCCTATACACTTTATAAAAACATATACTAGAATTGTAAATATTGATGAAGGTCTAGTACCTTTTAATATGTATGGTTTTCAGGAAAAAATGGTTAAGACATTCCATGAAAATCGTTTTTCTATTTGTAAACTACCAAGACAGTCAGGTAAGTCAACAACAATTATTGCATATCTATTACATCAAGTTATATTTAACGATAATATAAATGTGGCCATACTTGCCAACAAAAGTTCTACTGCTAGAGATTTATTAGGTAGACTTCAACTTGCATATGAAAACTTACCTAAATGGTTACAACAAGGTGTCTTAAACTGGAACAAAGGTTCACTTGAATTAGAAAACGGTTCAAAGATACTTGCAGCTGCAACATCAAGTTCCGCTATTCGAGGTGGTTCATTTAATATCATATTCCTTGATGAGTTTGCTTTCATACCTAATAACATATCTGAGCAATTTTTTAGTTCAGTATATCCTACAATTTCTTCTGGTAAATCTTCTAAAGTTATGATTGTATCTACACCACATGGTATGAATATGTTTTATAAACTGTGGAATGACGCAATACATGGAAGAAACGATTATAAACCTATTGAAGTACATTGGTCAGAGGTACCTGGTAGAGATGATAAGTGGAAAGAAGAAACAATTAGAAACACAAGTGAGGCACAATTTGCTACAGAGTTTGAGTGTGAGTTTGTAGGTTCAGTAGATACATTAATCAATCCATCTAAATTACGAAACTTATCACACAATACACCACTAGTATCTAACGAAGGTTTAGATATGTACGAAAGAGCAGAAAAAGGTAAAGATTATGTTATGACAGTTGACGTAGCACGTGGTACTGTAAGAGATTATTCTGCCTTTACTGTATTTGATGTAACACAAATGCCATATAAGTTGGTTGCAAAATTTAGAGATAACGAAATTAAACCTATATTATTTCCTCATACTATTGAGAAAGTCGCAAGAGCATATAACAATGCTCATATATGTGTTGAAGTAAATGATCTAGGACATCAAATAGCAGACGCTTTACAGTTTGAATTAGAATACACAAACTTATTAATGTGTATGATGAAAGGTAGAGCAGGTCAGATATTAGGTGGTGGTTTCAGTAAAAGAGGTACGCAATTAGGTGTACGTATGACCAAACAAGTAAAACGTATAGGTTGTTCTAACTTAAAATCATTGTTAGAAGGCGACAAGATATTGATAAATGATTTTCATACAATACAAGAGTTATCAACATTTGTAAGAAGAGGATCAGGTTGGCAAGCAGAGGAAGGTTCTAATGACGATTTAGTTATGTGTTGCGTTATATTTGCATGGATAACAAATCAAAGATATTTCAAAGAAATGACAGACCAAGATGTACGTGCTAGAATGTATGAAGAACAACAAAACGCAATAGAACAAGATATGGCACCCTTTGGTTTCATGGACAATGGTATGGAAGAAGAATATCAACAAGATGATAGTGGCGAAGTATGGCGGCCAGTTACCGTACGAAAAGGTGAGATATTATAAATATAAACGAGATTAATGATACCTATTAGCTAATAAGAGGAGAACAAACATATGGCATTTCAAGTTTCACCAGGTGTTCTCGTACAAGAGAGGGATTTAACAAACGTAATCCCAGCAGTGGCAACTACGATCGGTGCCGTTGCAGGACAATTCAATCAAGGACCTATGGACGAAGTTACGTCTATTAGTTCGGAGAAAGAATTAGTAGAAACGTTTGGTAAACCTGACTCTACAAACTTTGAATTTTGGTTTAGTGCTGCAAGTTTCTTGCAATACTCATCAAGTTTAAGGGTAGTACGAGCTGCAAACACTTCAAGTGTTAACGCTGTTGTATCTGGATCAGCATTAAGAATTAAGAACACAGATCATTATCAAAACGGTGACGGAAGTACAGGACCTTATAACGATGGTTCGGCTAACGTTGGCGAATGGGCTGCAAGAACAGCAGGCGCATGGGGTAATAACTTAAAAGTTTCAGTATGTCCGAGTGCAACGGCATATGAAACAGTAAATAAAACAACAACAAATGACGCTTCAACAGCAGTTGGAGATACAACTATCGTATTAACTTCAGGAACTGATTTTAATGTAGGTGATATTGTAAACTTCGGCGAGTCAGGTGGACATGAATATAGAGTTACAGATGTTTCAACAGACACTTTAACTTTTGTAAGACATCCATCAGGCACAGGCGGACTACACACAGCTGTTGCAAACGGTTCACAAGTAAGAAGAAGATGGCAATACTACGATCTAGTAGATAAAGCGCCAGGAACATCAACATACGCTTCTAATAGAAGTGGTGTAAATGACGAAATGCACATAGTAGTCGTTGATGAAGACGGTGGTATTACAGGTACTGCTGGTGAAGTTTTAGAAGTTTATGATTCAGTATCAAAAGGATCAGACGCTAAAACAGCACAAGGCGATACTAACTACTACGTTGACGTACTTTACAACCAATCAGAATACATCTATTGGATGGATCACGTTGCGACAGGAACAAATTGGGGTAGTGCAGTTGCAGGAATAACATTTACTGCTCTGTCAGCACCTTTTACTAGATCACTTATAGATGGTGCAGATGGTTCAACAGTAAGTACTGCTGAATTAAAAGCTGCTTACGAAAAATACAATGACGCTGATACTGTAGATGTTAACTTAATCATCGCTGGTAAAGGTGACGCTACACACATTGATAACTTAATTACAATCGCTGAAAACAGAAAAGACGCAATAGTATTTGTTTCTCCTGAAAGAACGGATGTAGTTAATGTTTCAAATAGTACTACTCAAACAACTAACGTAAAAAGTTTCTTTGACAGTATTAGATCATCATCATACGTTGTATTTGATAGTGGTTACAAATATACATACGACAAATATAATGACGTATTCAGATATGTTCCTTTAAATGGTGACATTGCTGGATTAGCTGCAAGAACAGACTTAATCGCAGACTCATGGTTCTCACCTGCTGGTTTCAACAGAGGAGTAATTAGAGGTGCAGTTAAACTTGCTTACAATCCAACACAAGGACAAAGAGATGAATTGTACAGAGCGAGAGTAAACCCAGTTGTAACATTACCAGGACAAGGTACTTTATTGTTTGGTGATAAAACTGGATTATCAACGCCGAGTGCTTTTGATAGAATAAACGTAAGAAGATTGTTTATTACTTTGGAGAAGGCAATATCAACAGCTTCTAAATTTCAACTATTTGAATTTAATGACGAGTTTACAAGAGCTCAATTTAGAAACATAGTTGAACCATTCCTAAGAGATGTACAAGGTAGAAGGGGTGTTACAGACTTTAGAGTAGTTTGTGATTCTTCTAATAACACTGCTAATGTCATTGATAGTAATGAGTTTAGAGCTGATATATTTGTTAAACCAAATAGATCAATCAACTTTATACAACTACAATTCGTTGCGACACGATCAGGCGCCGCATTTGAAGAAGTGGTAGGAGGATAAACACATGCCAAATATAAATGACTTTAAAGCTAAGTTAAGAGGCGGTGGAGCTCGTGCCAATCAGTTTAGAGTAACAATGCCTTTTCCTGGTTTTGCTGCTGTAGGTGGTGAAACAGAAACTATGAGTTTCTTAACTACATCTACATCTTTACCAGGAATGACTGTAACGGAAGTTGCAATACCATTTAGAGGTAGGGAGTTATATGTTGCAGGTGATAGAACATTTGCTACATGGACTACAACTATTCTAAATGATACTAACTTCTTAATACGTAACGCTTACGAAAGATGGTTAAACGGTATCAACAATATGTCAGATAACGAGGGGTTAGTAAATCCTGTTGATTATCAAGTTGACGCATTTGTAGATCAGTTAGACCGAAATGGTAACGTGATTAAATCATACACATTCAGAGGAATGTTTCCAACAACTCTGGATGATATTGCTCTATCGTATAGTGATAACAACTCCGTAGAGAGTTTTACTGCTACACATAGATACCAATACTTTGAAACAAACACTACTACTTAATACCGTTATAAGTATTAATAGTAATAGGAGAAATTAAATTATGGCTGAACTGTTTGGGTTTAAGATAGAGCGTTTAAAAGACGCTACAACCGATCCAAGACAAAATATAGTTCCACCTCAAGCGGAAGACGGTACACAAACCGTCCCCGCTGGTGGGTTTTTTGCGTCTTATGGCGGATTTGATGTAACGGCTAGAAACGAGCTAGACTTAATAAGAAGATATAGAGAAGTATCACTTCATCCCGAGTGTGACCTTGCAATAGAGGATATCATATCTGAAGCAATCGTATCAAATGAAAATCAACAATCTGTACAATTAGATTTAAGTAAAATTGAGTACAGCGAATCTATCAAAAAGAAAATAAGAGAATCATTCCATGAAGTATTAAAGTTATTAAACTTTGATATAAAAGGCCACGACATCTTTAGAAGATGGTACGTAGATGGTAGATTATACTATCATAAAATTATAGACAAAGATAGTCCTAGGCTAGGAATTACAGAATTAAGATATATAGACCCTCGGAAAATCAAAAAGATTAGAGAGGTTAGAAAGCAAAGAACAGATGGTATGCCTTCTTCATTTGCTTTTGAAAACAAATTCCAAGAATATTATATATTCAACGAAAGAGGAATACACCCGACTGCTACATCTAACGCAGGTGGGTTAAGAATAGCACCAGATGCTATTTCGTTTTGTCCGTCTGGTTTAATAGATCAGCAGGCAAATCAAGTTTTATCTTATTTACACAAGGCAATTAAACCTGTCAATCAATTAAGAATGATTGAAGACGCTGTTGTAATATACAGAATTGCTCGTGCACCAGAAAGAAGAATATTCTATATTGATGTAGGTAACTTACCTAAAATTAAGGCTGAACAATATTTAAGAGATGTTATGGCTAGATATAGAAACAAACTTGTATATGACGCAAGTACAGGTGAAATTAAAGACGATAGAAATCAGATGAGTATGTTAGAAGACTTTTGGTTACCTCGTAGAGAAGGTGGGAGAGGAACTGAAATTACTACATTACCTGGTGGTCAAAACTTAGGTGAAATACAAGATATAGAATACTTCCAAAAGAAACTATATCGTTCTCTTAATATACCAATTAGTAGATTAGAAGGTGGTCAAGGATTTAATCTAGGTCGTGCAGCTGAAATTAGTAGAGATGAAGTTAAGTTTACTAAATTTGTAGGCAGACTACGTAAAAAATTCTGTATGCTTTTCCATGATCTATTAAAAACACAATTAATATTAAAAGGTGTTATTGCTCCAGAAGAATGGGACAGTATGCAAGGCGATATTACATATTCTTTCTTACAAGATGGTTACTTTGCTGAATTAAAACACAGCGAAATGATGAGAGAAAGAGTTATGCTCGCTCAACAACTAGAAGGGTATGTTGGTAGATATTTCTCTAATGAGTATATACGAACCAAGATATTAAAACAAAATGAAACAGAAATTGATGAAATTGATAAACAAATTAAAGAAGAAGGTTCTGAAGGACAAGCCGAAGAAGTCCCAGCCATCACGCCTAAAAAAGAAACGAATGGCAGTAAAGAAAAAGAACCAACATTAAAACCAAAAGAAGGAGAAAAAGATGTCGGAAGAAGTAATTAGATATGGTGCTGGTGGCGTTCCTTACGTAAAGAAAACAGAAGCACCTAAGGAAGAAGTTAAAGAAGAAGTAATATCTGAAATTTTAACAAAGAATCCTAACAAAGAAAAAAAATCTGAAACTACTAAAGAAAAAAAGTAATAGGAGATAAATAATATTATGAGTAAAGAAAATTTAAACAAGTTTGTTAATTCACTACAACAAGGTGACGCTAAACAGGCAGGAGATGACTTAAAAAATGCTCTTGCAGATAAAGTTAGTGCAGCCTTAGATGACGCTAAAGTTGATGTGGCAAAGTCAGTATTTACAGGACAACAAGGCGCAGACGCTCCAGAAGCGAATGTGTTTAGTGGTAATGATATAAGTGCTGAAACTCCTGCACCAGAGGTAGCTAGTGATGAAGTGGCTCAGTAATTTTATCAAAGATAATATAACTGAAGGCAACGATTATAAGCGTACTAGACAGTACAACAAACTCACGCCTAAAATGAAGCGTGCTGTAGATATGATATTCAGAGCTGCTGATAAAGACGCAGATGTAATATCTAATTTTGAAAAAAATGTCAATACAGCTGCAAAACAATTTGGTGTAAGTAAACAAGATTTAATGACGTATTTTGATAAAGAAACGTTAACAATTTTAAGGAGATAGAAATGGGAACATTTATAATAAAAGGAACCGCTATTGAAGGTACATTGACTGATAATTCAATCGACAATTCACCTTTTGTAAGAGTAGTTGCTACTGCTGCTACAAATACTATTACAGTAAAAGATGGCAGTACTACTTTAGGTACAACTTTATTACATTCTGCTGGCGATGAAATTACGATAGAAAAACATCCTAAACATACAATTTCATCAAGTGATGATATAAGTGCTACTGCTGTAGGCGTAGGACACTAACATGGCTGATACAGTATCTACACAAACATTAACAGATACGACAGGCGTAAAGTTTGCCGTTAAGATGACTAACTTTTCTGACGGTACAGGTGAAACTTTAGTTAAAAAAGTTGACGCTAGCGAAACAACTTTTATGACTGAAGACGGTAATCGTAAAATATCAAAAATCTTTTATTCAATAAACACTGCTAATCCTAAATCAGCAGTTGAATTGATATGGGATGGTACAGATAATGCAACGGCAGTTTTGTTGTCTGGTCAAGGTTTTTGGGACTTACGTGCCGATGGAAACGAGATTTTAAACAACGCAACAACACCTACAGGTGATGTTTTGCTTTCTACAAAAAACTTTGCAAACGGTGATAATTATACGATTTTAGTGGTTTTCAGATAGCAATTTGTATAAATATTAGAGAGAAATTAGAGATAGATACAAATGAAGTTAATTACCGAAGAAATATCAAACGCAGAATATATCGTAGAAGAAAAAAATGGTAAAAGAAATTATTCCATTAAAGGTATATTCATGCAATCAGACGTTAAGAATAGGAATGGAAGAATCTATCCTAAAGAAATCTTACAAAAAGAAGTTGTAAGATACAATAGAGAGTTCATCAATAAAAGCAGAGCATTCGGCGAACTTGGTCATCCTGATGGCCCGACAGTAAATTTAGAAAGAGTTTCGCATATGATTAAGGCTTTGTATCCAGAAGGCGCAAATTTTATAGGTGAAGCACGAGTTTTAGATACCCCATATGGAAAAATAGTGAAAAGTTTAATTGACGAGGGTGCAAAATTAGGTGTTTCAAGTAGAGGAATGGGTACACTTGCAAATGTAGGTGGTGCCAATGTAGTTAAAGACGATTTTTACCTTGCGACCGCGGCTGATATAGTCGCAGACCCAAGTGCTCCAGACGCTTTCGTAGAAGGCATTATGGAAGGCAAAGAGTGGGTTTGGAATAATGGGATTTTGAAAGAGCAAGAAGTAAACGAATTAAAGTTACAAGTAGAAAGTAAAGAGAGAATGGCAAGAGCAGAAAAGAATGCTCAAGTATTCGAATCTTTTCTTAAAAAACTGTAATTTTATAAATAGTAATTGACTCATTCCGAGAGGATTGGTGCATTTATTTTACAACAACAAGAAAAACTATTGAGGAGATAGAACGATGGCTGACAATACTGTGGCAGATTTGCCAACAAAAAATGCAGCTCCAGCTGAACCAGCAAAGTCGTTACAGGCAACTGTACAACAAGTGATGAATAAAGCAATCACTTCACCGACTGACGCAAAAGTAGATTTCGCACAAGGGGTTAACCACATTACAGGTGACCCACAACAAAAAAGTGCAGGTACAGCGGACGCAATGCCTACTCTCTCTGCTGAAAAAGAGCCTAAAAAAGATATTCAGGCTACTTACGAAGCTGATGAGAAAAAGGACGAAAAAGAAAAAGAAGATATGAAAGAAGCAGAACACTCTAAAGATGATGAGAAGAAAAAAGAAGATGTGAAAGAGGGTGAAATGCCAGCTGGTCTTAAAAAATACCTAGATAAAAAGGATGATAAAGAAGACGAGAAAAAAGAAGAAAAAGAAGACAAGAAAGACGTTAAAGAAGCTGAAGACAAAGAAGACGTTAAAGAATCTGAGTCAAAAGAAGATGAAAAGAAAAAAGAAGAGTCTTATGATGACAAGAAAAAAGACGTTAAAGAAGCAGAAGAAAAAGAAGATGAAAAAGAAGTGAAAAAAGAAATGTCTGCTAAAGATAAAGTAAAAGACATGGATATGAAAGAAGACGTTGCTGCTCTAACTGATGGTGAAGAACTATCGGAAGAGTTTAAACAAAAAGCTTCTACTATATTTGAAGCTGCTGTTAAAGCAAAACTTGTTGAAGAAATAGAAAATTTAGAGAGCGAATACGAAACTAAGGTTAATGAGAAAGTTGAAGAAACTAAATCAGAAATCGTAGAAAAAGTTGACGCTTACCTAAACTATGTTGTCGAGGAGTGGATGAAAGAAAACGAATTGGCAATAGAAAAAGGTTTAAGAGCTGAGATTACTGAAGATTTTATCGGTGGTCTTAAATCTTTATTTGAATCTCACTACATCAATGTTCCACAAGAGAAGTATGATGTGATTGAGGCTCAGACTGCTGAGATAGAGAAGTTAAAAGAAGAAGTTAACCAAACTATTGAGAAAAACGTTGAGTTAAATCAGGCAATCGGTCAACACGTAAGAGCAGATATTATCAATGATGTATCATCTGATCTTGCTGAAACTGAATCTGAAAAACTTAAAGGTTTAGCAGAAAGTATTGAATACAAAGACGCTGACAGTTTTAGAACAAGTATAGAAACATTAAAGAATTCTTACTTCCCTAAAACAAAAGCGAGTGATAACGAATCTAATGAAGTAGCAGAAAACAATGCTGGCTCTATGAATGAGTCAATGGCTGCATATACTGCTGCAATTAGTAAATCAAAGAAAAACCCATACGTAAAGTAAGGGTTAGTTAATTAACTAAAAAGAAGGAGAGATAGAAAAATGTTTTTATCTGAATCAATGCAAAACAAGTGGCAGCCCGTTTTAGACCATCCTGATCTTCCTGAGGTCAAAGATAGTTATAAAAGAGCCGTTACTTCAATGATATTAGAGAACCAAGAAAAGTCGCTTAAAGAAGACGCTGCTTTCTTATCAGAAGCTGCGCCAACTAACGCAACAGGTTCTTCAATACAAAACTGGAATCCTATTTTAATTAGCTTAGTAAGAAGAGCAATGCCTAACCTTATCGCATACGATATCGCTGGTGTTCAACCTATGTCAGGCCCAACTGGTCTGATCTTCGCAATGAGAAGCAGATATGCCTCTCAAAGTGGTGGTGAAGCTCTTTTTGACGAAGCTGATACAGACTTTAGTGGTAGAAATGCTGCTGGATCATCTGTAAATGCTAAAACAGGCCCAGCACAAACTGGTGAAAACCCAGCTGTTCTTAATGACTCAATCGGTACTTCTACTGGTTACACAACTGGTACTGGTATGACTACTGACTATGCTGAAGCACTAGGTGATGCTTCCACTAACGCATTTGCTGAAATGGCATTCTCAATTGAGAAGTCAACGGTAACTGCGAAAAGCAGAGCATTAAAGGCTGAGTACACTATGGAATTAGCACAGGACCTTAAAGCAATTCACGGCTTAGACGCTGAAACTGAATTGTCTAACATATTATCTGCTGAAATCTTAGCTGAGATCAACAGAGAAGTAGTTAGAACAGTTTATAGAACTGCTGAAGTAGGTGCTGCTGATAATGACAACTCACACGCTGCAATTAACACAACAACTGCTGGTATATTTGACCTTGACACAGACTCTAATGGTAGATGGTCTGTTGAAAGATTCAAAGGTCTTATGTTCCAACTAGAGAGAGATGCAAACACAATCGCTCAGAGAACCAGAAGAGGAAAAGGTAACATGATTATCTGTTCTTCAGATGTTGCCTCTGCATTACAAATGGCGGGTGTTTTGGATTACACTCCTGCATTAAACAACAACTTAAACATTGACGATACTGGTAATACTTTTGCTGGTGTATTAAATGGTAAGTACAAAGTTTACATTGACCCATATGCTGCTAACATGGCAAGCAATGCGTCACCTACTAAACAGTACTACGTTGTTGGTTACAAAGGAACTTCTCCATACGACGCTGGTTTATTCTATTGTCCGTATGTACCTCTACAAATGGTTAGAGCAGTAGGTCAGGATAACTTCCAACCGAAAATCGGTTTCAAAACTAGATACGGTATGGTTGCTAATCCATTTGCTGGTGCTTCTGCGTCAGGAAATATTACTGCTGACGGTGTTGGTGCAATCAACGCTAACAGATACTACAGACGTGTTCAAGTTACGAACATCATGTAATATTTGTTGAGAAACAAATTTAAGAAGGGCGCTTCGGCGCCCTTTTTTTTTAGCATAAATAAAAGTAGATTATGTTTTATACTGAAAGAATAACAATTTATAAAGAAATACCCATGTTGAAAAAAACACCATTTAAAGAGCTTCTAGGAATATTAGTAGTAGGTAGTATTATTACGTTATTAGCATTAGGTCTTAATTATTTAAATCCTAAGCCAAATGTATTAGAAGAATTAGAAGAAAAAATTAAAAAAGTAGAACAAAAAGAAATTGTTTTAACTGAACCTGAAAAACAACTAGAAAAACAAGCTACAGAAAAAGAATGGCAAGAAGTAGATAAACAAACAGATAAATAGCTGTATGACAGTAACAAACTCATACACTAGACAACCAACTAAACTGGACTATGCTAGTCCTACACAGTTTAAGTTTTCTATAATCAAGTTACCTAAAGTAGAATATTTTTGTACTACAGCAAATGTGCCTGGTATTACACTAGGTTCATCAGCACAAGCTACACCTTTTAAAGATATACCTATACCTGGTGATAAACTAGATTACGATACATTAAACATACAGTTTTTAGTAGATGAAAATTTAGAAAACTATAGAGAGATACATGGTTGGATGACTGGTCTTGGATTTCCTAAAGATCATTCACAATTTAGATCATTACAGGCTGCAGGATCAGACAGATATCCTACAACAACAAGCGAAACTTACAATAAAGAATTGGGACAAGTTGTAAAACAAACTTCAGATGATGGTGGTTTGTATTCAGACGCTACATTGTTTATATTAACAAGTAAAAACAATTCAAATATAGAAGTACGTTTTAGAGATATTTACCCAATATCATTATCTGGTTTAGATTACAATCAACAAGCAACAGATGTAAATTACTTAACAGCAAGTGTAACGTTTCAATATAAACTTTATGAGTTTGCTAATGTAAGTGGTAGTGACACATTAGAAACAACTACTTAATTATAACATATATAATATTATGACAGTACGTGTAAGACCTAGAGATTTAAAACTTCCCGAATATATGACAAGAGGTGGTCCAGGCGACCTATCAATGCCAGGTAACGTCAACACTACAGAATGGTGGCGACCTGAAAACATGTCAGAGCTTGGCAAAAAGAAAGCTGCTGAAAAAGGATCAATAGTAGAACAAGCAAAAAGTAAAGAAATATTTTGGTGTGGTATACCTTTTACACAATTATATAACGAAATAGATGGTAGATATCAAGCGTGTTGTTTTGCAGAACCTGATAAAGTTAGTACCATAAAAAATACTTCTTTAAAAGATTGGATGCACAAAAGTGCTTATATGAATGTATTGAGAAAAGAAATGACAACACCTATAAAGGAACAAAAAGATCCTTTAAAATGGACTAAAAAACTTTGTACAAGATGTGTTACAGATGAAGAAAAATATGGCAGATCCAGAAGAACAAATTGTTTAAAAATTCACACAAATAATCATTGGTTCTGGGACGACATTGAGCACATAGCAGATAGATTTAGAAAAACAGGTGAATATAAACTTGATAGAAGGGTATTAGAAATACAATTAAAGATATATGGCTCAGAGTGTAATTTAGATTGTTTTATGTGTCTTCATGCTAACTCAACTACAAGAATGAAAGTAGCAGAAAGTGGTGTATGGAACAATGAAATATGGACTGAAGAAAACGCAGGTGTTGGTATACAAGAATCAAACGAATTAAAATCAAAATATAAATTAGTAGGTAAAAAACTAAAGAAAGTATTAGAAGATAATACTCCAGGTTCTATAGAACAAATATTAGAATTAGCACCTTACACACGTAGTATAAAAATTATAGGTGGTGAACCACTTATTATGAAAAGACAATATGAGATGTTACAGGCCTTAATAGATAGTGGCGATTCAAAAGAAATTATTATAAAATTTCAAACAAACATGACAAAAATGGCAAGAGGTAAACATAATATGTTTAAGTATATACCCCATTTTAAACTTGTAACTATGGTTGGTTCTGTAGATGGTGTAGGTAAAACTATTGAGTATATGAGAAGAAGAACAGATTGGCCTGAACTAGTTGACAATATAGAAAAAATCAAAAAATATCCTAATGCAGTTGTAGATTTCAATGGTCTAGTTTCTTTTTTAAGTGTTATGAGATTTTATGAAGTTATAGATTGGTGCAAAGACAATCCTGTTATAGATCAAATCAATTGGGCTATGTTAGAAAACCCAAAACATTTTGCAGTACATAATTTACCTAAAAAAATAAAAGATGATTTAATAATAAAATATTCAAAGTTTCCCGATATTGTAGCTGCATTAGAAAAGAAACCTGATTCAGATGTAAATATACAAGATACATTTCAATACTTGTTGCAACAAGACAGGTACTATGTAGGCACTAAATGGGAATCACATTTGTTTGATGTATTTCCTGAACTAGAAGAATTTTACGACCCTAACTATAAGTCACCAAACGAGTTAGATAGAAGGATGCAAACGGAATTAAAAAAAGGTATTGATAAGGCATATGAAATCCCAGACTTATTAACTTAATATATACTATAACAATATAATGGAGATATTATGACATTTGACGAACTACAGGCACTCGCCGATGAAGACCTAAAAATAAATGATACTGAACTTGATTTAGAATCATTAAAAACACCACAACTACACAACAAGTATATGAAGTTTCATAATCAATATACTAATCTATTGAAGAAGGCTGAGCAAGACTTGGCAAGATTAACAAGAGAAAAATGGGAATACTATACAGGCAAGGCAGACCCTAGTGTGTATCAAGTAAAACCTTTTAATTTAAAAATATTAAAACAAGATGTTGACAAATATCTTAAATCAGATGATGAACTTATTAAGTTAGATCAAAAAGTAACTTATATACAAAGTGTTGTTGACTACCTAGATAGAACAGTTAAGATTATTTCTAATCGTGGTTTTCAAATAAAGAACGCTATAGACTGGCGTAAGTTTACATCTGGCGTAATCTAAAATGCAAAACATCATAGTTGACAAGGTCAATGACGTGTACCTACGTATTGACGCAGACGCAAGCATCCGTAGAGAGTTATCAGATTATTTCTCGTTTGAAGTACCTGGTTACAAGTTTACACCTCAATTTCGTAATAGAGTTTGGGATGGTAAAATACGGTTATACTCGTATGCTACAGGTCAATTATATGTTGGATTATATCCTTATCTAAAAGACTGGTGTAAGAAGAAAGATGTACATATAGTCGAATCTAGTGAAATCCTTGCACATAGCAACGTCACAGCCGCCGATATAGACGGCTTAATCAAGTCTTACGATCTGTCTATCACTCCGAGGGACTATCAAATTAAGGCTTTTAAGTTTGCATTAGAATATGAAAGAGGTCTAGTTTTATCTCCGACTGCCTCTGGTAAATCACTTATTATATACATGCTTGTCAGGCACTATATGAATATGATAAACAACAATATTCTAATCATTGTGCCAACAACATCATTAGTAGAACAATTATACAAAGATTTTAAAGACTATGGTTTTGATGTAGAAACAAATGTCAGTAGAAAATATCATGGTTATGATATAGATGAAGATAAACGTATAGTAGTATCAACATGGCAATCACTATACAAAATGCCTAAACAATTTTTTGAAGACTATGGTGCAGTTATAGGTGACGAGGCACACTTATTTAAGGCTGTATCATTGACAAAGATAATGACTAAACTAACAGATTGTAAATATAGAATAGGTCTTACAGGTACGTTAGATGATAGTAAAACACACAAGTTAGTATTGACAGGTCTATTTGGTATGGTCAACAAGGTTGTATCTACTTCAGAATTGATTGAAAGAAAACAACTTGCAAATCTAAAAATAAAATGTCTGAACTTAAAGTATCCTGAAACAGAAGCTAAAAAAGTATATGGTGTAAAATACTTTGAAGAACTAGAATACTTAACTCAAAATAATGCTCGTAATAAATACATACGAAATCTAACCTTAGCACTTAATGGTAATACATTGTGTCTATTTCAACTTGTTGAAAAACACGGAGAGATTTTATATAAATTAATTAAAGAAAAAGTAGACCCAAAGCGAAAAGTGTTTTTCGTTTATGGGGGAACTGAAACAAATGATAGAGAAAAAATCAGAGCCATTACAGAAAAGTCGGATAACGCAATTATTATCGCTTCTTTCGGCACCTTTAGCACTGGTATCAATATTCGTAATTTACACAATATTGTTTTTAGTAGCCCTAGTAAATCACCTATAAGAATATTACAATCTATAGGACGTGGGCTTCGTGTCGGCGATAAGAAACAGTCTGCTACAGTCTATGATATTTCAGACGACCTTACATACAAAGATAAAAAGAACTTCACATTAACACACTTTCAGGAAAGAGTTAACATCTATAATAGAGAAGGCTTTGACTATGAAATACACAGCGTGGATTTAAAATGATTTCAGACGAAGACTTTAAGTTTTTATTACAAGAAAGCAATGGCTGTAAAAAGGCATTAGAGATAGGTACAGGTACGGGCAAAAGTTCCGCAGCTTTAAAACTAAATTGTGAGGTGTACTCCATTGACAGAAACGATATATTTGAATATAATATAGATATAAACAGATTTATATGTGAAAGCAAAGATTATTGGAATGACTATCTACATTATGACTTTGATTTTGTTTTCATTGATGGCTCTATAGGTAAAGGTGATTGTGAAGAAATACTTAAACGTACAAAGGACTCTTTTAAAATTGTATTCCATGATTACATACCAGGTGAAAAAGATAAGAATACAAACAAAGGTTATTATAATATGAAGGCTTTTAAACAATGTGCTATAGAACAATACGATATAATTCAACATACTGGCGGCTCTCATTGTGCCATACTAACGCTTAAGAAAGATAAATAGTTATATGATTAATCGTACTGAAGATAAACAGGTTAAGATAATCAGACTGGTTTCTGGAGAGGAAATCTGTTGTAAGTTTCCTTTACATAAAAATCAACTACCTGAAAACTCTAAACTATTAAGGTTACAAGAACCTATGCTAATCAAATACGTACCTCGTATTACTGAACAAGGTATATCTGATTATATTGCACTAGTAAAATGGGTTGGTTTTACAGATGAGAAAATAGTTACTATTCCTGTTGATAAAATTATTACAATATGCAATGCCACACCAGCATTTACTAAAAGATATAGTGATCTTTCACACTCACTAGAACACGCAAAACAGGCCTTACCAGGATTTATTGAAAGAGAAATGTCGGAAGAGGAGTTAGATAACGCCGCTTCCAATTATGAGAATGATATAACAAAAGATGATATAAAAGAAGTCGCTGACTTACTTAAAATGCCTTCAAAGAAGTTGCACTAGAGGGTAGCTAGGTATTCTCGGTAACAACCCACATGGGTATTATAACAACAGAATTAGATTATGTCAAGCACCAATGAAGATTAGATTTTACAAAAGACTAGATGGCATGAGATGGCTGGGTTTCATACTCGCTATGATAGGTGCCTACATACTCTCAAATGCAGACCCTAACACACAATGGGTGGGTTGGGCAATTGCTACAGTATCCTGTACAATATGGATATACATGGGCATAAAAGATAAAGATATACCTAGAGCATTAATGGAACTTATGTATTTACTGCTTGCTTTAAGAGCAATATATAACTGGATGATGTGATAGGTCCTTGACAATAACAAAGAATGTGATATAATTAAACTATGACTAAAACTAGAAAAAGATCAGCACATTATGTAGATAACAAAAAGTTTCTACAGGCGATGATAGAGTATAAGGATAAGTGTGATAAGGCAGAAAAAAGAAAAAGAAAAGCACCACCTGTCACTAATTACATAGGTGAATGTTTTTTAAAGATTGCGAATCACTTATCTTACAGACCTAATTTTATTAACTATACATTTAGAGATGATATGATTTCTGATGGTATAGAAAACTGTTTACAATATCTTAAAAACTTTAATCCTGCAAAGTCTAATAATCCTTTTGCTTACTTTACGCAAATAATATATTATGCTTTTATTAGAAGAATACAGAAAGAGAAAAAACAAACTAACATTAAATATAAAATGATAGAACAAGGAGGTATAGATGAATTTTCTGTACTACCTGGTGATACAAACAACGATTACAAAAACCAGTTTTTAGAATTTTTAAGAAAGAATAAACCATCAACTGAAGAACCACAAAAGAACGAAATTAAAATAAAGAAAAGAAAAAAAAGAACCTATACAAGTGTTTTAGACGTATAATGAAGATCGCACTATTGAATGATACACACTTCGGTGTTCGTAATGACAGCGAAGCGTTTAGAAAATATCAGCTTAGATTTTATAATGAAATCTTTTTTCCATACCTAAAAGAAAACAATATTAATACATTGGTACATTTAGGTGATGTTGTAGATAGAAGAAAGTTTATTAACTTTCAAACTGCTTCTATTTTTAGAGAACAATTTTGGGATAGATTATATAAAGAAAAGATTGATACACATATCATTATAGGTAACCACGATACCTATTTTAAAAATACAAACAACGTAAATGCTATAGAAAATCTATACTCATCATTTGATAAAGTACACGAACCATTTATCTATACTAAATCAACTGTTGTAGAGTTTGATGGTACACCTATATTATTTGTACCTTGGATTTGTGATGACAACTACGATCACTCTATGGAAACGTTAAGAACAGCAAAAGCAGAAATTGTAATGGGCCATTTAGAAGTCAAAGGTGTAGAAATGCAAAATGGCGTAATCAATGAACACGGTTTATCAAAATCAGATTTTAGTAGATATGATAGAGTAATATCAGGACACTTTCATAAACATACAGATGATGGTCAGATACACTACAATGGTGCTCAATATGAGATGACATGGTCAGATTACCAAGACCCTAAAGGTTTTCATATCTTTGATACAGAAACAAGAGAAATAGAAAGAGTTATTAACCCTCTAACTATACACAAAAAGATAATATATGATGATAAAAAACATGACTATAAAAATTTTGACATACAACCATACAACGAACACTTTATTAAATTAATCGTTTTACAGAAAACAGATAACGAGCTATTTGACAAATTTGTAGAAAGGTTGTATAATGAGATAAGTGTACATGATTTAAATATTGTAGAGGATTATTCTGATATTAAAGCTAGCGTAAGAGAAGACATATTAGAAATGGGCGAAGATACAGTTACATTCCTAAATAATTATGTAGATCAATTAGAAACAGATATAAACAAAACAAAGTTAAAGGAATACTTAAAGTCAATTTACATAGAAGCTAACGACAACAACGTATGATATATTTTAAAAAATTAAGATGGCGTAACTTTCTATCTACAGGTAATCAATTTATAGAAGTAGATTTAAGAAAGGCACCATCAACATTAATTATTGGTATGAACGGTGCAGGTAAATCAACTTTACTTGACGCATTATGTTTTGCTTTGTTTAATCGTGCCTTTAGAGATATAAAGAAAGAACAACTTGTAAATACTATCAATCAAAATGATTGTGAAATAGAAGTAGAATTTGAAACAAGCAACAAACAATACAAAGTAGTAAGAGGTATTAAACCTAATAAGTTTGAAGTTTATTGTAATGACGTATTGTTAAACCAAGACGCTTCTAATTTAGATTATCAAAATGCTTTAGAACAAACCATTTTAAAATGTAACTATCGTGCTTTCTGCCAGGTGGTCATCCTTGGATCAACATCATACGAACCATTTATGCACTTACGAGCAAGATATAGACGAGAGGTTGTAGAAGAAATATTAGACATAAGAGTATTCTCACATATGGATTTATTGTTAAGACAGAAACAAGGTGAGTTAAGTAAGGCTGTTATTGATGTAAAACATAGATATGATTTGATGACAGAAAAATACGAATTACAAAAGGCTCATTTTGAACAAATACAAAATAGAGATAATACAGATATAGAAGACCGTAGAAAACAACTAAAAGAAAACGAGCAAAGTAATTATGAATATAATCAAAAGTTACAAACACTAAACGAAAAAATTATATCCACAAAAGCAGAGATATGGGGTAGTGAAAAAGTACTTAAAAAAGAAAAAGAATTAGATAAGTTAGAAACAAAGATAGAACATAATTTAGAAACACATAAAAAAGATGTTAGTTTTTTTGAAACAAATGACAACTGTCCTACGTGTACACAACCTATCAATGAAAGATTCAAACAAACAAAAATTTACGAAGGTAGAAAAAAGATTAGCGAACTAGAAGACGGATTGCAGAAACTAACGGCCGAGATGGGGAAAACACAAGAACAAATTAAACAATACAAAGCAGTAGAAAAAAGATTAAATGATTTAGATATATCTGTTGCAAAAGTAAATACATCCATTTCAGAAATCAATAGACACTCAAATAGATTAGATACAGAAATTGCTAAATTTGAAAATGCTGATACTAATACAAACGTTATACAAAAAGAATTAGAACAAATAAAAGAAGACTTAAAATTA